GTCTGTCACTCGGACGCAGCGGAAATTCTGAGCGCCTTGCTGGACGGCCGTGGCCACCTGAGTACCCATATCGTATGTTCGGGGAACAATCGTGCCAAATTGCTGGGCATAATCGGCCATCGTGCCGACAATAGTGGGCTCGTCGACAGGGCCCCAGGGAGCTGTGCCAACAACTCCAAGGATGTTCGTTGGGACACCATTCAGAACCAGGTTCTGCGGCGGTACAATCTGGACATAAAGATCCGGGACGATCAGAGATGTCGTGTTGACGGCGCCCTGTTGGGAGATTGGCATGCGGGCTATCCTCTCGACGCGTCGGGCGACGCGACCTTTATGACAAACTTTTTGTGTTCACTCGATAGAATCTCGGCGATTTTTGCAGCATCAAAAATGATATTGCCCCTCGCAAAGTTCAAAAATGGCTTTGCCACCACTAGATGATGTGTCATAGGAAATACCTAACCATATTTTATATTGCCATTTATCGCAGATGCACCAAAGAGCATAGAGGGCTGCATGAATGTCGTGATCGTCGCATATTCAACCATGTATACTAAATCGCGGCGATAGAGCAAAGCATTCTGAGCTTGATCATAACTTTCCGTGTTTCTATAGATAACCCTGGCCTTTGATTCGTCGGAAACATTTAGAAAGCTGATTTGATCTAGTGCTGAGTCGATTGCGGCAGCTACAGCGTCTCGAATTGGTGGGGTTGGACACCAGCATATAATACGGATATTTTTCTCTTGCCGCCGGCTCTCGAACGATGCTGAACTGTCGGAGACAACGCGCACCTTAACCGATCCAGCACCGGGTATAGTGATTGTTGCGCCTTGGGTCGTTGCCGAACGCCCCGACTGAATCAATTGGTCGAGATTTGAAGCGACAAGATCTACGGTGTCACCCGGCTTGATGCGGTAAGCATAGGCGGAGCCGTCGATTAATGCACCAACTACATCGCCAACGGTCGGACTTCCCGATACGGTAATCATCTGATCCGCGGTCGCAATTTCTGCGCCCGGTTCGGAAATCACGGATTCCCACTTTGGCAAATAGCGGGTCGTTGTATGCCCTGATTCGTTATCTGTTACGATGGTAATGTTTACAACACCTGCACTTAGATCTGCGTTTAGTGTGGCTGAGTTTGGCCATCCTCGATAGATGCGGCAGAGTGAACCCACAATACTCGATTGGGTGGCACCGTCGGGGTATAAAATTAGCGTCACGGAATCCGCGAGGGCTTGCTCAACGTCTGAGATATCTGCCATTTAGGTGGTCGCCATTTTCGCGGCAATCCGCCAACCCAGATCAGTGAGTTCCGCACCCGATATGACCGCGGTTCGAAGCAAGTCATCCGTAATTAGATCACCTGGTGAGAGTATGACGGAGTCGATCGCCGGCAGCAAAATGTTCCAATAGGGGATGACCTGATCGGTAGGCAAGTCGGTAGTTGATGGGCTTGATCGAGTCTCGCCAAGGACACTTGCTGGCCATGCCTCCATTAATGTAATTGAGCTTCCTGAGGTGTATCCACCATACGCGTTCTTCGCGGTATTCGTTTGCATGCCAGGCCGCGCAATGGAGATGATCCGATTGGTCTTGACGCACAATATCGGAAGCAAAGGCGCCTGCGAAGCTAGGAAGAAGATTCCAGTCTCAAGCACCAGGTAATCTCCGGTCCGGGTGTAGCTACCGTCAAAAATTCCATGCCACAGCGCGTCGCCGTAGACGTTGGTTCGGCCTTCACTACCTTTTGCCGACAGAAAAGCTGCACGTAACCTTAGGAACCGGTTTTGCTTATCCACCGGGTTCATAGGCCCGTTCGGACGGAACGCGTCGGCAGACAGTCCGATATGACGTGCCGACATCCCGGCGCCCATGTACAGGCGGTCCTGTAGCATTTGGCCATTCATCGCTTAGACAATCAAGTTAGGCGTGCTACTCGTGAGCGCAGGCCCTGTTGGAATGCCAAGAAAGCCACAGAGGCGCCGCCTCCATTCGTCAAAAAGGCTCATTCGATCTGCCAATTCGTCCCTGTTCCTTGTCCACATGGACGCCTCATCAGTATCCAGGTTCTCTGATGCTGCCGGCACCGCCATCTCGAGCATAGTGAGGTTTCCTAAATAGCGACGCGCGACAACAAGTTCTGAATCTGACAGATTTGTAAGCCGATATTCCAAGAGTCCGTAAATCTGGAAAAAGCGCCACGACTGCATTCCGCTAGGGGATGCTCCATAAGCTGGATATCCGCAGAACCGCCGGATATCCACCTTCTCTGCGTCCGTCATAGGGTTCAAATGAATGATCCATCGCCGCGGCTGAATAAAACGCTGCCTGATCCCGAGGGTGAAATTGCGGCTGCATATGAGATCAGGCTATTGACCGACAGAATCAGCCTGTTGCCGGCTAGAATTGGCATGTCGGCGGTCGAGGCCGTGACTGTCGAATCGGATCCAAACCGGATATATGCGAGAGCGCTGGTCGTGTTGGTTACAACAACCGTGTCGCCACCGCCTGATAGGGGCGCATTTGCGGAAACGCTACCAACGGATATGCTGATCGTGCCGGTTGGGCGGAACGGACTTACAGAACCTAGCGGCATCGCGACGGGGCTCCTTTTTATCCGATGTGTTCCACAATGACGGCGCGCTTGTAGGCAGCGTTCGTCGCAGTGGGAACTGTCGTCGGGTTGGTTGTTGTATCCGAAGGCGCGCAGAATCCACCAATCCAATACCAGGACTGGGCGATGATTTGCTGTAGGCGATCAATTGCCTCACGCGTCACCATCGCAATGCCATCGACCATTGTGATTATCGAATCGGCCGGTGCGACATCTGAAGCCGCCATCCCGGCGAAGTCACCTTCGATCAATGCGCCTTGACCACAGATCACTGGCCGACGAATTGCCAGGCCCGACAGGATCGGATGCGGCTGGACAAAGGCTTCGGTTGTGGGGACAAAGCGCAAGCCAAGAAAGTCGTTTGTCATGCCCCGCTTAAAGACTTGATTGGCGGAAGTGGCTCCCTGGAACAACTGTTTGAAATCCGGGTCGGCGAAGAGTTGGCGGGACGAGATCGGATCGAGATAGCAATTGTATGCTCCGTCGATTTCAGGGACTGCATTCAGGCGCAGTTTGGCGACGGCATCCAGGAGGTTCGACATCGTCAGCGTATCCGATGCCATTATCAACGAAGTATTTCCCCGCTGCGACGGGCGCACAATTGTTGATCCACTGGCAGCAGTTACGGTGTTACCTGCCGTCCCGTCCGAGACGGACACGCTTGTGGCGAGTGTTAGCACGCCGGATACGCCTATGGGTGACGTGGAGACGTTGGTGGTATCAATCGCAACACCAACGAGCGTGTAGGAATCCGACCCGATAGTGACCGTCATTGGCGTCGTGCTACTGACAGCCTGCTGGACGCCGTTTACGAATACAGTTTGAAAGCCACGTACATCGTCCACGGCGACCGCCGGACCGGCGCTGGCAAGGGTCGTATGGACCCGGGTGTTGCCCCCCATGTAGGCTCCAAAAAGCGCATTCCGGCTCAGTTCATCAAGGCTGCGGGCAGCCTGCTCACCGTTCACATATGCGTTCTGGAGAAACTGTGAAGCGATGCCGACCCGTTCGGTGACGACGTTGAGGTCTGTCGTAGCGGCGTAGAGATTGATACCAATCGTGTATTGCTCCACGCCCCAGGTGGTTACAGTTAACCCATTGTCGAAGTTTGTGTTCGTCGCAGGGGCTAGCGGCGTCGTGACGGACGGTTTCAGTCCAGCTCGGGTCTTGGTTAGCGTTTCGCCAATGCCCACCGCAACCGTTACGCGGTCGGCGCACGCGCGATAGCCAAGGCGTGATCGCAGGGCCTGTGCGAATTCCCGTTCGAGGAACCCCTGCTGGATGATTGGCTGAAGTGAAACAGGGAAATTCTGGATACCCATTAATCGTCCTATCTTAGATGTGCGACCGGCGCCGAATGTGGCGAACGATCAGAATTGGTATTTGGTTATCGCCGTCCGCGCCGCTGCATATTCGTCGTCAGTCATTTCCATAGCCATTTTCTGACGCGTTGGTTGTGATGCCGGGGCCACCGTCGCGCTTGAGGAAGAGGTAACCACGAATAACCACGGCTTGTTGCGCTTGAGATCATCCATCAGTTTGCGACCACCGATAATCCTGTCGTCGCTGCCCAGACGCACGGCCGAGAGGTCGATCAACTTTAGTCCGTCAAGGTCGATCATTCCGGCGCGAACAGCTTCTGTTCTTAAACTCGCTACAACGAGGCGGGATTGGAACTCATCCCGCAGTTTTTGAAGATCTTGTGGTACCGTGTCTTGTTGTCCGGCCACGTCGGCGGCAGGCTGAGCGGGGGGGCTCAGTTTGTCCAAATCATTATCCATCTCGATCTCATGAAATATCATCAGGAATTGTCGAAACGAAATCGTTGTCGACATATTCAATATCGTAGTAAGCAGCAATCGCTTTCAAGGCTGTCTCCCGACTTATACAACCTGCTGTTACCAACGCGATAAGGGACTGAACGTCCTTCTGTCGATCGTCGGCCGTCGTCGGATACCATCGCGGCCATTTGAGACTTAATGAGGCTTGAGGATCAAGCGGTTGGATCATTTCGCCTAAAACGACAAGATTGTACGTCTGGGATGCACGGACGATAAGCCGGGCAAGTTGCAACAACCCGGCCTCCCCATAACTTGTTCGTAAATTGTCCGCTAGCCAGACCAGTCCTTGGTTCAGTAGTTCAAGTGCCCGACCGGACTGGGCAGCCGTGATTCGCTCAGGACTCGCCCGATTCCCGTGAATGCCTTCCAGGGCGAGTTCCCGGAGCGTCCGAACATATTCAATGACTGCGGCTGAAGCCGTTCCGCCGATCTCCAGAAGACGGGCGTCGCCCTTTTCCGATACGATGAGCGCATTGCCAGCCCCCCTGATTAATTCGCCATCCGGGAGCGAGGGATCCTTCAGCAACAGTGTTGGGTCGCTACTATATTTTAGCCCCCGTCCGACCTGGCTGAGCTGATAATCGATTTCGACTTGGGTGTGCATTGCGGCTGCGAACGTACATCCGCCGTCGGCGTTGTCCCCCGTCGCCGGTGGACTCGGTAGGTTTTTGATCCAAACAATCGGCACGACGCCTAGTTGGTGGGTTATGCTTCGGGCTGTATCGATCGTAGGTATGCACGATTTCTGAACGGGTACTGGTTCATACCATGTCTCGCTCTCGGCATCCCAT